GGAAAGCCTAACGTTGGATCAGTTGCTATGGTATCACCTGTAACAGTGCCTAAGTACTTCACAGAAGGTCGTAAATCATCATCAAGTATGACTGTAAACTGCCAAGGGGCAGCAACACCTGCAGGTTTTTGTACAGTTAGTGATTGCTTCACCAGCTGAACAACTGAGGCGCCAGTTTCTCTATCAGGATAACCTACTGTGGTTAATTTCTCGTCGTGCATTGGGTCTGTGGCAGCTATCAACCAATTCTTGCCATCTTCTGACAATCCTGTGGCTGCTGCTAGACGATCCAATATCTTCTTCGCTCTTTCTACTCTTTGCATTAGTATTCGTGCTCTTTGCTGAACTAATACCCACTGCTTATGGTCTTTAGCAGTTTTGGTCCCCAAGGCATGCGCCGCCTTGGTGTCCCATCCTAAGTGCCTGTTCATCAACAGGTTCAGTGGGAATTTGTGGAGATTCCTTAATATCGTCAATCGCTTTTGTGATATCTTCTCGCGATATTAGGTTCCTATATTTTACATTTCGTTTCCTATCCTCGTTGAATATGGGTTTATCGGACCCAATTTCATGTGAACCGTCTGTGTAGATCTTGGTAAAAGATTCAGAAAACTTTCTTTTACTAATTACACGCAGTGGTACGATTTGGTTAATCTTCCACACTGTTGCCATTTCGAACAGCCATTGGTCGAGGTGGGCCTTGTTCATACCATACTTGTCAACAAGCCAGTCTATGTATGTATTTACGCAGCCTAAACACACTTGAACTGGTTCACAGCTGCGGGTGTTATAACCTAAAACATCCATAACTTTAGCATTTTTGTAAGTGGTATCAACGCCATGGTAAATGTAATCATAGGCCGCATTGCAAAGTTCTGTCATCTTGATGTTACGTTTGTCACTATAAGCGCAAGCTTGTATTGCATCACACCAAGCCCTCACAATGGGGTTTGCTCCATCAGTTATCTCAAAACTTAGGGATTTCATGAACAAATGTTCTAATTTGCTCATTCCTGTTTTTGTGCCCAGGTGAGCTTTTCCCAAAAGTCGAGTAACATCCGCCAACATACAGGTTTGTGTACATTCACTCCAAGCACACGGTAAATAAATTCTTGACAAGAATTTGAATGGATTACCAGTGTCTATGGTTTCAATCTTAAGCACTAAGCCTAAGTCCTTAGCTGTATTCATGTACACGTCTGCTTGTGCATCAAAAGTAACACCATCATCACC